GTTGAGCTGCCGAGGCTGACGTGGAGCAATGTGGGTCTGTTCTTCGGGCGGCTGATAGCAGGCTTTGCAAGGACGAAAAGTCCCGACCTTGGGGAAGCCTTGGACGAAACGATAGCAAAGACACTGGCTAAAGAAGAAAAGGAAGGAGGTGAGGAATGACTATCACGAAAGGACAACTGAAAAAGATAATGCCGACTGCGCCGTACACGCGGATAGACAAGTACCTGCCTTACCTGAACGCAGCGATGACAGAGTTCGGCATTCTGACGAAGGAAAGGGCAGCACACTTCTTGGCGCAGGTGGCTCATGAGAGTGCCGAGATGCGCTACACGAAGGAACTGGCAAGCGGTGCCGCCTACGACACGGGCAGGAAGGCCATTGCGCTTGGCAATACGCCGCAGAGAGACGGCGACGGGCAGAAGTATAAGGGCCGTGGATTTATTCAGCTCACGGGCAAAGCGAACTACGAGCGGTACAAGAAGTTCTGCGGCTATGACGTGGTAGCCAAGCCTGAGTTGTTGGAACTGCCCAAGGGAGCAACGAGGAGTGCCGCGTGGTTCTTCACACAGGGCTGCGGTCAGAATCTCTGCTACGTGGCCGATCTTGACAACGGACGAAACACCGAAATGGTGTTGCAGAAGATAACGCGAGTGATAAACGGCGGTCTGAATGGTCTGGAGAGCAGACGGAAGTATCTGCAACGGGCGCTGAAGGCACTGGGATAACAAAAAAAAGACGTGAATTATGAGAAAGATGAGAAATATATGGACTAAATACTGGCCGTACCTGGTGACGGTGCTGCTGTGGGCGGTGATTGCCGTTGCCCTGTTCTCCTGCATAGGCTGCAATCGCTCGCTGAAAAAGGAGAATGAACAGCTGCGTGAGGAACTGGCCCGACAGCAGCAATATGTGCCGCTGAAGCGCGACACCATCCGCGACACCGTGGAGGTGGTGACGCAGAAGGTGGTGGAAGTGGAGAAGGTGAAAGAGGTGCTGACGAAGGAAGACAAGGAACTACTGAAAGACCTCGGCACAAAGGTCTCGGCAATAGAGAGTTTTCAAAAAATAGGAATGATGACACAGGCAGAAGTGAAACTAAGCAGCGACGCGGTCGCAGCAAACACTACTGAGGCGGTTGCAGCAAACGATACCGATGCCCAACCGAAAGAACGGGAGCCTCCCGTGGATAGCGTGCTCGTTTTCAAGGACGCGTGGCTGGACTTAAAATACAACACTATAAATAATAATTTGTTAATTCTTTTGCGCGACAGTCTGGCCATCAGCGTGGAAAAGGAGTACAAGAAGAAATTCCTGTGGTGGCGATGGGGGACAAAAGGCTACCAGGTGAAAGCGGTGTCCTTCAACCCCTACTCCACCATCAGATACAATACCTACGTGAAGCGCAAGCGCTGACGAGGCTAAAGGTTCAAATGTCCTTCGGACGTTCAAGGTTCAAGGTTCAAGGTTCAAAAAGTTCAAAAGGTTCAAAAGGTGAAAGATGAATAGTTACGGCGAGACAGCAGGGAATATCGGTCTGAAGGTGAAGGCCAAGACAAAAGACGGTGACTTCGTGAAGGTGAGGATAGGCAACATCACCACGTCGATGGCTCCGCTGCTGACGCACGAACTGGAACGGATAGCCCACACGATGAGGGCCACGGACTACACGGCAGCGACGACGGGCAAGATGGGATTCCCATACGACCTGCCTGCTACGCTTGGCGAGTGAGAGTTTAGAGTTGAGTGTTTAGAGTTTAGAGTTTAGAGTATGACGGTACAAGAGGCGATAACGAAGGTGGCAGGCATCATCAGCAACCCGAAAGTGGAAAATGGTGGTGTGACGACGGAGGGACGATATTCTGCCGAGGAATGCAATGCCATCGTGACGGTGCTGAACTCGCTGCTGACGATAGACGGCCACACGAACGTTGACAAGGCAGACGGCTTGGTGCTGAACGACTACGTGCTTGTGAAGAAGGCATACAGCAGTACGTGGGAGGCGAGGACGCTTGCCTCGGTGCGTCAGGCTGTGGATAACACCGTGAGACAGGGAAGTGCCAACCCAGTGTCGAGTAATGCCGTGTACGTGAAGGTGCAGGAGTTGCTGACCGCCATCGACGATTGCGCGAGTGCCGAGGAACTGACGACTGCGGTCACGGAGATGCAAGGACGCATAGACGAGCTGGCAAACCGGGTGGAGCGCGTGATAGACGGCGGCAGCGCAAGGACGCTGAGGCTGAACCTCGCAGCGAGAAGAATTGACTGCGGAACGGCAGCGGATTTAGTTTAGAGTTTAGAGTTGAGAGTTTAGAGATAAGATATGGCAGACAGAGTACAACATGCGAGAGACACCCTTGCCAACTGGCAGAGCGAGAATCCAATCCTCTTGGAAGGCGAGTTGGGTTTGGTGACAGACCAGCGCGGTTTGTGGAAGTGGGGCGACGGGGTGACACCCTGGAACAACCTGCCGTGGTGCGGTTTCAACGGCAATGTGGCTCAGGAAATGGGAACGAGCACGCTGGCGGTGATGAGCCAGAAGGCGGTGACAGATGCGCTGAATGCGCTGACGACATTTTCCTATGAGGTGGTAGACAACCTTCCTACGGCGAGCGCAGACACAATGGGGAAGATATACCTTACTGCGTCTTCCCAGATGGAGCTTGGTGACGTCATGGACGAGTGGATAACGATTGAATACGAGTCCACATACATGTGGGAACACATCGGTTCAACCAAGCCGGATTTGAGCGGCTACGTCAGGAAAGAAACAGGTAAGGGATTGTCTACGAACGACTTCGACGACTATTACAAGGGGACGATTGCTTCGCTTCTGACGACAACGGCATCACTGTCGACGAACAAACTCGAAATCTCGTTTGTGAGCGAGTTGCCTACTATCACGTCGCAGACACTGAACAAACTCTTCCTTGTTCCGAGCGATACTGACGAGAATGCTGTGGATGCCTACGTGGTTGACAGGACTGGCAACACGCCTGTATGGAAACAGATAGGTTCGGCGGCAATAGATATAGATAACTACGTCACGAAGGCAGAAATGAATGCCGCGATAGAAGGAGGGTTCTACTATTAAGTTCAAAGTTCAAGGTTCAAAAAGACTTAGATATGGAGGAAGAAAGATACTACATCGGCACGGACTTGAAGTTTGCCATCACAATCACAGCAGAAGGGTTTCTGATGGACGATGACAACTATGTATGCACGCTCTGCTGCGGCTCGAAGCGGGTGGAGTTGACGAAAGATGACATCGTGGAAGGCGAGGATGGGCAGAAATATATGCTCATAGACACTACGCAGTTCCCGAGCGGCACATTGCGCTGGGTGGTGACGGCAAGCGTCCCTGACGGCGACTATGTGGAAGGCTACCGCAACGAGGTGGAGGCCAAGGATTTGTGTATTCTCAAACATCCGTGGTGAGGAGAGCTGAGCGTTTAGAGATATGGGATGCTTAACGATTAGCGCGAAGGCTGTTCCGAGTGATTTGAAAATCGCTGCCGAGAACAAAAACACGGGGGTGGAGATTTCAGCCCGGAAGGTCGGCGACGGACTGACGCTTACGGCAGAGAACAAGAATACGGGGCTGGCCCTGACGGCAAAGAACAAGAACGTCCGTCTGAAGCTCACGGCAGGACTGGTGTGCGGCGTAGGTCTCGACAAGTACGAGTTCCTGTATGTGGACGAAGGGCCGCTGATTGTGGAAGACGGGTATCTGAAAGTGTTGAAGAAAAAGGATTAAGATATGGAAGAAAAAGGATATAGACTGCCGAGGCACGGTGACAACGTGGAGGAACTGCTGAAGAAGATGGAGAATCTGAAGCAGGACTTCGTGTTGATGAAAGGGTGTGGCGATAGATGGAAGGACGGCCTTTCGGAACACGGAAGGGAATGCTTCTTCAACTTCACTTATGATGAACTCGCTGAACCTGTTATCAACGAAAAGGTTGTATTTCTGCTATGGGAAGACCAGCTTGACTGGTTCCCGCCAGAGATTGCCTCGTGTTCGTACACGAACTTCGGCGTGGAGGGTGTCGTGGTGAAGGTTGACAAGATTCAGTCGACACGAGTTCTCCTGCTGACACGAGGCACGAATGGCGAGATAGTGGTCAGTGCCGATGAAGAGGTAAGCGGAACACCTGATGAGACCGACCCTATCTTCACGCAGTGGAAGCAGGAATATCCCAATTCGGGCGATGAGCCTCTGAGCATATTAGAGATAGACGATATTTGTAACTTTTAAAAACGAGAGGAAATGGCAAAGTATTTAGATTCAACAGGACTGACCCACTTGTGGGCAAAGATTAAGAACTACGTGGCAACGTACATCACCAACTTGAATCTTGGTGGAACCTACGTGGCAAAGGAAGACGGCAAAGGTCTTTCGACGAACGACTACACCACTGCGGAGAAGGACAAGCTTGCGGGTATTGCGGCAGGTGCAGAGGTAAACCAAAATGCTTTCAGTAATGTGAAGGTAGGTACTACTACCATTGCAGCAGATGCAAAGACAGACACTCTTACCCTTGAAGCAGGAGGTGATGTAACGCTTACTCCAGATGCAAGTGGCGACAAGGTAACTATCAGTGTTACTACTCCCAAGAAGACCTCAGACCTTAATAATGACAGTGGGTTTATTACTATTGGTGATGTTCCTGAAGGGGCAGCTGCATCTACTACAACACCTAAGATGGATGGCACGGCTGCTGTCGGCACGGAAACGGCATTTGCACGCGGCGACCACCGACATCCCTCAGACACCACAAAGGCTGATAAGAGTGCCACCGTAAGCACCGTGGCTTATGATACTACCAACAAGAAGATTACCAAGACCATCAATGGTACTACTACAGATGTAGTTACAGCTGCAAAGATTGTTACTGATGGTGGCGGTGTCACTGATGTAAGTGGTAAGGTGGATAAGACAACTACTGTGAATGGTCATGCTCTGAGTGGTAATGTAACTGTCAGCAAGAGTGATGTGGGCCTTGGCAATGTGACCAATGATGCTCAGATTCCACTTACCCAGAAGGGAACTGCCAATGGTGTTGCTACGTTGGATAGCAATGGCAAGGTGCCGAGTGATCAACTGCCGAGTTACGTGGACGACGTGATTGAGTCCTACGCACGCAGCGGCCAGACGGCATTGAGCCAGAACTGGCTGGCCACGGGCAGCGCAACAGGCACGGTGATTACGCCAGAGGCAGGAAAGATTTACGTTCTGATGGCAGACAGCGGTGACTATGCAGCCAACTCGCAGTTC